ATCCCAAACCATCACCTGGGCAACGCCAAATTTCACGGCCCACTGCTCACCCGATGGGAGAGTGTCAAAATTCTTGTTGTACTTCCGAGCCTGTCGCTCGATGTATGCTTCAACTTCATCTGTTTTGATGTGCATGTTGTGTTCTCCTGTGTGATGTATTGGACCTGAACCTATCAGGTATGTCAACTAGGGGTTTACCCTATGAGAAGAGCTTCAAGGCGAGATGCCAATGAGAGAAGGGTGATCGACGCTCTACGGGCCTGTGGGGCTTACGTGAAGCAGATCAACGACGAAGGAGCCTTCGATCTTCTGGTGTTCTACCGTGGACATACGCTTTTGCTTGAGGTGAAGGACGGAGACAAGCCGCCCTCGGCCCGAGCGCTGACGCCAGCAGAAGCTAAATTTCACGCTGAGTGGCCTGGACAAAATTTGTACATCGTCAACTCAGAGCATGAAGCGCTGGACATCCTGAAGCGTTGTGTGTAGCATCGGGATGCCACGGTCCTCCACTGTGGTTCTCCTGATCGGGCGTGTGCCCGTTGAGCCCTGGGTGTCCGGGGCTCTTTTTTTATATCAGGGCTTCTCCGGCATCAGCAGCCTGGGCATACGCGGACTTACGCGGGGCAGTGTTGACAACACATCCTCCTTCTTTATAGGAGTAGAGGAAAGGCCAACAATTCTTTCCTCCGTGTTGAACCTGTGCAGGTTTGCGCACTGGTAGCGACGGCGGCGCGATCCATCTCTCCTGAGAACCGACTCCAGCACTTCTGTCCAGGCGTTGCATGTCGGACATTTCATTCTCCTTCACCGATAACCTCGTCGGTGAGGGTGCGTTCCTCTTGGTCTTTTAAGATTTTCTTGAGTATGGATGCGTTTGACATATGGTTTGTGAACTCGGGAGTTAAGAGTTCTTTGCCGCTGTTCTGCGCCTTCAAACGCTCCATACAGTCAAGAGTGTGCTGATACCAACCTTCAACTCGCTTGCGCAACTCACTCATTTTCTTTCTCCACAAAATCCCCATTAGGACACGGACCATGCCCGGTCCACGGGCCGATCCACATTTGCCGCCCTGCGGCGGGATGCACAGGATTTATGTGCACGTTCCTTGCGCATTGTTTGCACTGCTCAAGCAACGGGTTGCTCTCACAGCGGGCGAAGTCTTGGGGTAGGTAGTTCATGTCAACTCCTTATAAGACTGACATCTGGTTGAAGAGCGTACATCTCTACTTCATCCATGCCTTTCACGAAACGTCCTGCGCTGGTTACCCAGCAATCTCCTTGAGGAAGACCCTCGTACCAGCAAGCGGTATGGATTCTGTCTAGCCCTTTCCACAGAACAATGCACTTTGATCCGTGTGGGGGCGCAGCCCCAGACAGCCATGTAAGCACGGTTTCGGTCATGCTTGGCTCCTTGCCCTGATTGCGGCGGCGCATTCATCTGCATAACACCCCTCCCATCCATCTGCAATGCATCTTGCATCACACACCTTCGCACACGCCTCGCGCTCAGCAGCGAGCAACGCGTTGATGCCCTCAAGCGTGAACAGGTATTCGACTTCGGCGTTCTGCTCCTGTACGGGCTTGCCGTGCTGGCGTGCCAGATTGATGATGTCGTCTTTCATGCCTTCCCCTCCGCTTTGGCATACGCTTCCTTTGCTTCTTGCATCGCAGGGTGTTCACCGTCTGCTTCCATCAAACGGTTTTCCAGCGTGTTGCAGTAGCTAATGAGGCGGCGCAATGCAGCACCAAGTTCCGTATTGACGCTGTGCAGCCGGCGCAGTTCTGCAGCGGCATATCTTGGTTTAGTCCACCTTCCAGGCCCACACCATTCATCAAGCGCATCAGCCAGCCGCAGGGCGGTAGGTTGTTTACTCATGTGTTCTCCTTGATGCCATGCGCGGCCTCGACCGCTCGGGCAAATTCCCGGTGCTCCCAATCTGCGCTCATTGGCTCACGCCATAGGCGATCAAGCTCCTCGTCACTCAGGGGCTCGCGGCGGGGTGGGTGGGTGTAGAGGGCGCCCTTGACCATGCCCGCCATCTCCGGTTCGTCCGATGCACACCAGAAGTCGACATCGGCTTCGGTGCCGACAAGTTCCGTTTGTAGCTCACCGTTCTTGAAGCATGCCCACGCCACCGGCTCCTGCTCCGGCTGCTCCGGTTGACCGGACCGTGATGGATAGATGCACAGCCCACCAAAACACTCGCCGTGCGCCATGCACTGCTCCGGCTGCTCCAGCGCGGCGCGGAGGGCGTCGATTGCAGGCCCGATCAAACGCCACGACTCAGCGCCTGCTTCCAACGCCTCCAGCGCCTGACGCGCAGCGTCTCTCAGGTCAGTCATATCTTGTTCCTTTCTTGCCATTCAGGATCTGCGCGCATCTGTGCGTATGCCTGCGCCATTCCTGCGCCGAACTTGCGGCCTGCTGCGTTGAACTTGTTGATCAGATCGTCCAGCATTTGCCGAGCGCGAATGTCGTCCAGCATCACCCGCAGCACGCGGTGCTTGCGTTTGGATTGGCGGGTCATGCCACGCCCCCAACCACCCATACCGCTTTTCCACCTGTTGGCTCTATGTCTTCCCACTTCAGGCGAATGTACTGTTGCCCCGGGACTCCAGCAGATTGGACATATCCTTGAATGCCCCAACTTTTGAGTTCTGTTACAACCACCATGCAACCACCAAACATTTCTTTGGCTGGGTTGACCTGCACAATTTCACTAATTTCTACGTTCATTCAAACCTCCCGAGAACATCAGAGATCAAAGATCGGCATTCGGGTATCAAGTCATCCGGGTTGCCACCGTGCTTGAGGAGACTCCTCAGAATTTGGTTAACTTGATTAAGTGTGGAGTACAGTTCTCCGGCGGCCATAGCCAGTTCTGCCTCGGTACGCTCTTCCGGCAGGTCGAACTCAAGTGTGACTTTCATATTAGTTCTCCTTCCTCAATGATGTATGCCTTCATTGCCCCTCCGCGATGGCGGCGCGGGCAATCCCTTTGCAATACGCCAGATCAAGGGCTGAGTTCTCGGCGTAAATCTTCCATTGCCTCCAGCGCCTGCTGGGCGGCTTTCTTCAGATCAGTCATCTTTCATCTCCTTTCCTATGGCAGCCGCAGCCCTGACGATGGCGCGGCGGGTGGCGGCAAGAGGGTCTTCACCATTACGCTCAATGAACACTTCCTTTTGCGTAAATTCTTGCCCGCAAATAGCCACATCGTCGTACGAACAATTTAAGGTTAGCCGCAACTTCACCGCCAACTCAAAGGCATCGCCAGAATTGGTGAGGGGGTTCCAGTTCTTGTGCGGAAGGTTGGCAGGACAGTTGAACTCAGCGGCCCAATACCCCGCCGCCTTTGCAGCGTCCTCAAGCAGTTCACGATCTGTCATACCAACACCCCCACAACGAACGCAATCAAACCGACAAGGACAACAACGCACAGCCCCAGCAGCACCAGTCTGCCCAAGGATTCAGGGGCGTCATCAACGCCGATCTCAGTTGCCGCCTCAGCGGGCGGCGGAGCGTCATCTTTGTTCATTGCCCCGCCCTCCTCACAGGCTGCGCCAGCAGCCATTTATCCCCCAGCAGTTCCACTGAGCGGAGCCACTTGCGGGCGTTAGAACGGTTCACTTCCCGTGGAACATGAGGCACGTTCCACAGACGTAGTGCGTGCTTGGCTAGTTGCATCTTGGTCACGTTGTTCTCCTGATAAAAATTTGGCACACTCCGGCAGCGCACAGAAATGACCGCAGTTAATCCCAGCATGGATGTGATCCTGCAGCACAGCGATGCGCTCTCTCAACACCTTCACTTCGTCTTCCATCTTGCACCTCCAGAACCCCGATGGTACACTGAACCTGCCTGATGACAACTAGGGGTTTCTACCAGTTGCATTGAGGCAACAGGAGGTTAGCATGAATGAACAGATGAAGCATCTGGTGGCGGCGTTGTACCAGCACAGTGCAGTGGTGCCAGCGGTGCAAGTACCGAGTGAAGTGTTCCGCCGTCTGGTGGAAGTAGCAATGGTGCGGCCTGCCGAGGTGGAGGACGCGAAGATCATCAAGGAGAAGCAGTGAATGAGATGACGCTTTACCACGCTACCACCCCAAAGAAGGTGCAGCACTACCATGCAAGCCACAGGATCATTTCGCCAGTGCGGGGCTTCACCACACTCCAAGCTGCGATGGCCTGGGCTTGCAAGACTGGACGCAGTGTGGTGCTGCAAGTAGAAGGTAAAGACTGCCACAAGCTACCAGACCACCACAACAAGTTCGGGGAAGCGTGGTGGGTGGATCATGATGTACTGGAGTGGAAGTGCGTATTCTCACCAAAGGACGCTTAACGTGAACAGGCCGCACGCCTTCGGCCTAACTTTTGAACACCATGAAAAAACTCAACATCCAATCAATCATCATTGACAAGGGCACCCAGTCCCGTGCCGCGATCTCGGAGGACACCGTTACCGACTACGCCGAGGCGATGCAAGCGGGCGATGAGTTCCCGCCTGTCATCGCGTTCTTCGACGGGGTTGAGTATTACTTGGCCGATGGCTTCCACCGTTTGCATGCCGTCAAGCGCCTGGGCAAGACCTCCATCCAAGCCGATGTGCGTACCGGAACCCTGCGTGACGCCATCCTGTACAGCCTGGGAGCGAACCGGGACCACGGCCTACGCCGGAGCAATGCCGACAAGCGCAAGTGCGTGCAGACTTTGTTGGATGATTTCGAGTGGGGTGATTTGTCTGTCAACGAGATGGCCCGCATCTGTGGCGTGAGCCCGCAGCTTGTCACTGCTGTCAAGTTGGAGATGGACGGCGGCGAGAAGGTTTCCACTGTTAAAACTAACGCTCCGAAGAAGCCCGCCAAGTTGAACAACGTGGTTGAAGCCCCGTTGGAACCGACAAATTTAACGCCCGAGCGGGACGAAGCGGTGCAAGAACTGGTGGCCGAGAACCAGCGCCTGAGCGACCGGCTGGCAGTGGAAGCTATGGACGCCAGTGAAGAGGAGAAGCAGGCGGCAGGCGAAACCATCTCAGAACTGCGGGAGCAGATCAGGATTCTGGAGATTGAGAACCAGAGCCTGAAGATTTCACGGGACACCTTCCAGCGGGAGAACGCTGAACTGAAGAAAACGGTGCAAAGTTTGCAGCGCAAGCTGAAGAAGGAGGAAGTATGAAGATTTGGTACATGAGAGACAACCACACGTTCCTTTCGTTGCCTCTCAATGTTGATGAAGCGATGGTCGTGTTGCGCAGGGCGTTCCTTGACGAGCGCGACACCTACGGCTCGTTGTGCTGCAAGCAAGGCCCGATGCGCAACAAGATGGAGCACGCGAAAGCCGACTGGTCCGAGTTTGAGCCACGGGCGCGCAAGTGGATCGAAGCTGCGCTGAAACCTACCGATGAGGAAATTGAGTACGCATCTTGGCTTGCACCTAGCCTGACCTAATCACACGCCCACGCCAGCGGGTATGCTGGCAGAGGATACACATGCTAGAACTACGCGACTACCAAGACGCAGCGTTAGATATGCTGCGCGAGGCTTTCAAAGACGGGCACAAGGCGATCCTGCTGTACCTTGCCACAGGTGGTGGGAAGACAGAGATCGCTATCGCCATGCTGGAAGCCTGCCGGGTCAAGGGCACCCGAGCGGCGATGCTGCTGGACCGGATCGTTCTGTGCGATCAAACCTCCCAGCGCCTGGACAAGTACAAAATTGACCACGGGGTTCTCCAGTCTGGACACTGGAGATACCGACCGCATGAACTGATCCAAGTCTGTTCGGCGCAGACAATCGAGAAGCGCGGAGAGTTCCCCGGCCTCTCCCTCCTCATCATCGACGAAGCTCATAATTCCCGTGCTGCTACGTTGGAATTCATACGAAACAACCCGCATGTAAAAGTGATCGGGCTCACAGCAACACCCTTCACGAAGGGGCTCGGCGCTACATATTCCCATGTCGTATCTCCCATCACCACGAAGAAACTTGTTGAGGCTGGCTCTCTCGTCCCCCTCCGCGTGTTTATAGCCAAAGAGATTGACATGGAAGGGGCCAATAAAGTAGCTGGGGAATGGTCGCAGGACGAAGTTACATCACGCGGCAAGAAGATCACGGGAGATATTGTTGCTGAGTGGGTGAAAAAAACCCATGAAGTATTCGGCAAGCCTGAGAAAACTATCGTGTTCTGTGCTGGTGTGGATCATGGTATTGATTTACAGCAGAAGTTCCAAGAGCAGGGATATAACTTCGTATCAATATCCTACCGTGATGATAATGATTTCAAGCGGGATATTATTGATGACTTCAATAAACCCGATTCAGATATTGTCGGGCTAATTGCAACGGATATTCTTACCAAGGGCTTTGACAGTCCTGCTGTGAAGATTGGGGTATCGGCGCGGCCATTTAGTAAATCATTGTCGTCACATATCCAGCAAATGGGGCGTGTGATGCGGACACACCCTGGAAAAACTTTCGGGTTGTGGCTTGACCATTCGGGTAACTATCTCCGGTTCAGAGAAGATTGGGAGGACGTATTTGAGAACGGTGTAAGTGAACTGGAGGACGGCAAGGAGAAGACTAAGCAGGAACCCGACGAGAAGGAAAAGAAGGACGCCAAGTGCCCAGCTTGTGGTGCCCTGTGGCCCCGTGGTTCTGACACCTGCACGAACTGCGGGCATGTGCGGGAGCGTAAGAGTGCAGTCGTTTCTGTACCCGGTGAGATGCAGGAACTGGGTCCCATGTCCCGCGATGACAAGCAATCGTGGTGGTCAATGGCGCAGTACAAAGTTCAGACAGGATCGTGGTCAGACAAGCGTGCCCTGGCAAATTACCGCGAGAAGTTTGGTGTGTGGCCCCGTGGTTTGCATGCTAGCCCGTTGCCGCCGAGCAGGGAGTTTGAATCGTTTGCGATCAAAAGCATTCGTAAGTTTCTGAAGGGCAAGCGATGAACTTTCTAGACTTCTGCCGCTTGCACGGTATTCTGATTGACCATCTTCCTCCTGTCGGCCTGTGGAGGCGGTATCCCACTGAGGACAAACCGCGCCACAAAAACGGAGCAGTCAAGTGGATGCTAGACCACGGATTTTGTCAAAACCACGCCACGGAGGTAACCGTTTCCGTCTGGCGACCTGATGAGCCCGTAAAAATTAACAGGCGTGACCTAGCAGAGCAGGCACACCGTGCGGCACAGGACACTTTACGCAGGCAGCACGAAGCCTGCAAAAAAGCCGCTTGGATACTGCATCAGTGCCAGTATGCCTCACATCCATACCTCAAGGCCAAGGGGTTCCCTGACGAAGTTGGAAATGTCTGGGTTCGGGAAGGTGAGCATCTGCTGGTGATTCCCATGAGAATTGGGCAGAGGCTGGTGGGCGTTCAACTGATCGACTCCGAGGGCGGGAAGAAGTTTCTGAGTGGTCAGCAGACAGGCGGCGCGGAGTACGTGATAGATAACAAGGGTCCGCACTTCCTCTGCGAAGGTTACGCCACGGCGCTCTCATTGCGATTGATGCTGAAGAACTGGAAACGTCGCTATACGATTCACTGCTGCTTCAGTGCCGGTAACCTATTGAAGATCGCGCAGACCCTGCCAGGGGGCTACGTCATCGCAGATCACGACGCCTCTCAAACTGGCGAGAGAGTAGCCAAGGAGATAGGCTGGCCGTATTGGATGAGCGATCAGCTTGGAGACTGCAACGACCACCACCTGAGAGAAGGACTGTTCCGCACGGGGCAGTCAGTCCTGCGGGCTCTGAAAATTTAGTGCTTCCCAGCACTCAAGGTAGGCATGTCCACCGTGTAAATCTCGGGGTTGTGCATCTCCAAGTAGGACAGATGCCCCAAAATTTGCAGGCCGAGGGACAGGACTTGTTCGTCCCGGCCTACGGCATCTGATCGGATGGTGATCTGGTCACCCTCTTGTACGAGGGTGATGTTTACTACTGTAGTCATCAAATTAGCCGTGCGGCATGCTTCAATTTTTCAAGCGCCTGCCCACGAATTTGACGTATACGCTCTCTTGTATGGGTCCATGAATCTAGCCTTACTGCAATTTCTTCCAGCGTGTAACCATGCACAAAGTACAAGTTGACAACCTTCATTTCACGAGGCTTCAGGCCAGCATTGACGAGCAGTTTTTGAACAAAATCTCTATCCTCAACCAATTGAGTGGGATCGTGTTCATGCAGACACAACAGACCCCACTCATGGCTCGGTTCCAGTTCGTCATTGCGCGTATGCCAAATTTCTCGCGTCGCTGAAGGTTGCTGCATCAGTTGCAGCTTCCCGTAGTATTGGCTCCGCATACGCAGCACAAACTCAATTGCAAGTCACATCGCACCGACGCAGCGAACCAGTACCGTAGCAGCACTCAGAGCAGTTCAAGGTCTTGCCGTTCACCGTGACGGTGTAGTACCGGCAAGAGTACGCCAGCGCCGCGAAGGACAGCAGGGTGGCAGCGACAAAAATGATGGGCTTCTTCATGATGATCTCCTGTTTGCCGAAAGTGGCAGTGAATGTTGCCATGCCTTAGCGTGTAGTGCAACACTGTGAATTTCTACAGTGTCGGAAACTACAGACGGACTACCTCTTACCCATGAAGCCTGCCTGCCCGATTCCGGGGAACTTTACAGCTTCACAGACCCTTTACCAGAACCGCCTGCCACGTTTTTATGGTGACTTATGGGGCGTACTCATCTGCCTACAGCATCCCGGACGACGGGCTTCGCTAGTCTTTCGTCCGTTACTCCTCCGAGGAGGTTGGTCGCTGTCCGCTGGCTTTAATCCTGCTCATCACAGGGTTCTGTATATCCCTTTGGCTTTCGCTACTTGGGCGTGCGGGTGCATCACACGGGGTTGCTAGGCATAACCCTCCTAGCCAGTGCCATACATGGCTTGCCGTATTTCCTTCCGCGCTGCCTACGAAGGCCCTTGCTATCGTGCGGAGTACGGGCTGGCAGCACCCAAAAAGCAAAAACCCTTATTGAGAGATACGGGCTTTAGGCTTGGCTGCCGCAACATGGTTGGTCTGGTAGCCCTTCCATGCGCTTTGACGAAGCCCGCCCCCTCAATAAGGGTTCGGTTCGCACTACCAGTGCTGCTATCGGCTTCCACCCCGACAGGTGCGCGGATTATAGGTCAGTCCTTTGAGTGGTGTCAAGCGTAAAAAAGCCCGCCGAAGCGGGCTGTGTCATTCCACCTGTGCCACAAGTAGCGATCCATAGCGTTCCAGATAGTTGATCTGTAAACTATGCTTGTCTGCGTAGTCCATGACGAACTGCTCGGCTTCGTGGCCCCTTAGGCGGCGGTACTCCACCCTTGTTTCCACCGGGTCGCCGCGTGAGTCCGTGCCCACCAGCATGTGGATCGCAACTTCGCCGGGGTTCAGCAGTTCTTCCAGTTCATCCCTCCCGATGGGCTGGCCGTTGTGCTCTATCGCCCAATAGATCGGTTCAAGTTCCGGGTCATCTTCGCGCATGGTGCCGTCGCTAGACCATCCGTCCACCATTGCGAAGTAAATCGCGTCCACGATTCCACCCGGCCAATCCTCCCAGTGGTTGTGGTCAATTTCCTCTGAGACTTCCTGAGTCACGCGGGGCAGGATGCTGGTGCGCCATCCCCCATCGTGCCATTCCACCGGGGCAGTCACCATCGGATAGTGGTTGTCGTTTATGCGAAGCGTGAACATAGGTCACTCCTTAGGAAGACGAGCGTAGAACCTCCCGCCCGTAAAAATTATGCGCCTCTCCGTCGTCCCGTCTACCTCGGGACAACCCTTAAACCGCACCTCCTCGCCGTTCCTGACGGCTTCGCGTTCGGCGCGGGTCAGTCCACTTACGCGGCGGGCACCCTTTTCAGCGCCCCATCGGGCGCAGCGGGCAGTGTTTGAGTAGAGCATGTGTCAGCCCACCCATTCATTGACACGTTCGCATGCGTCCTGATCGGACAGGTGGCGAAGATCAACCGATTGGAAAGTGGAAGAATGCCACTCCGCGCTGACATCGGGATATCGATACCAGACCATGCACCCGGCATGCACCGGATCGAATGACAGTTCTATCGTGTCGGCATGCTGGCCGACAACGGCGCTAATGGTTTCCAGTTCCATAGGTCAGTCCTCCTGATTGGAAAAGTCGGTCCGAATGACGGGACGGCCCCGGTCGATCCAGCAGTACAGGCCAGAATTGTCGCGGGCCACGTGTTCGCAGTCTTCTCGCGGTCCGGCGATCAAAATCCGTCCGTCCTGAGTGAAAGCTGCGGCAGGATACCCGGCGCAGTCGTCAGGGATGGTTAGATACAGCATAGGTCAGTCCTTCACTTCGTCAACACAATCAAGACACCCGCAGGCGTCTTTCTGTTCTGGCGTGAGGGAGTCCCATGCAATTTTGCGGGCTTCCCTCTCCGTGGCGGCTTCGATCCAAAGCTCCACGGAAATATGTTGATCGTCGTCAACGAAAAGAAACTTAGCCATAGGTCAGTCCTCGAATACGGTTAAGGCCGAGCGCAAAGTTTCAGCAACAATGTTGGCTGTCGCCTCATCAAGTGCTTCAAGTTCGGAGATAGCCCAGAGCACATTTTCATAAAGTGCCGGGGCCAGCGCCATGAGCACGGCGTTTGCCGTAACTTCTTCTCTGCTCCGCCTGTCAAAGCCGGGCGGGCCTATGCGGTGAGTCATCGTGGCGATATGGATATCGTTTTTGTCCACCACGTGGATCATGTATCTTCCATCATGGTATTCCATGGTCTGAGCTACCCACTTACCAGGGGTGCGTTTTGTAACGTCTGTCATAGGTCAGTCCTTAGACATAGCCACGTTTTGCCAGATAGGCATCGCGGGCGGGTTGATCGGGGAAAACTTTGACGCGGTGAACGGTCGAAGGTTCTCCCTTGGCTGCAATGCCGTGGCGGGATTCGATAACCCAGAAACCGGTGCGATCCGCGCCGAAGGTGGAAAGTCGGTAAGCCATAGGTCAGTCCTCACTCATGGCGTGAACGATGGTTTCCCGCAGTGTCGGATACGGGGCAAACCGCGTGCCGTTAGCGGATAACAGAAAACGAGAGACAAATTTAGAACCGTCAGGCCGGGTCCATTCCGTTCCGTCCTGAAAAATTTGTAGCCCGTTGGCCTTTTCAAGCCAGTCCAGCATTTCTGAATCGGTCATTCGATAGCTCCGCACTGGCGCATGCCGGCATCGTAAAACTTGTCACTGTGGTCCCAGTTAGACCAATGAGGGTTGCCGAAAACGTCCGGGCCATGCAGGTAGTCCACCCAGTATTGCCAGCCCGTTTTCTCGGTTAGGTGTCGGTCACACATGCGTTCGAGTGCCTTGAGGTTTATGGTGGCGGAGATAAACCGCCGCTCACAGTCAGGTGTCACAAGGTAGTAGCCGGGTTTCATAGGTCAGTCCTTTGAAGTGGCACGAGCGATGGCGGCTCGGGCTTCGTCGGCCAGCCCGTCCAATGGGTTGTTTCCGGGTAGGCGGTCAATCGCCCCGATCAGTTTTTGCAGCGCCGCCAGCAGGTCAGGCGCGGCGGCCATCAGGCGAAGCGCAGCGTCCTTTTCGGTAGGCTCAAGATTGGACTTGCTGGCGCGCACGGCCACGCATTGCCCGCCATCCTCCGGTCCAAGGGGCGTAGTCCAGACTGAACCGTAAACGTAATGACATTTCATAGGTCAATCTCCTGATTTTGTAGGTATGTCACCGTGACATGCCCCCATAGCCCCCCGCGTGAGGGGCTATAGGTGCCGGTCAATCCTTCAACATGCGAGCGCATGCGTTATCGTAAATCTCGCGGGCGTTTTCGCTCAGGGTTTCCACGCTCAGGGAGGGCGACGGCTTAAAGCTGCGGCCCAGCTTGCACAGTCGCGCATATTCGCGCGACCATTGGCCCCCATGGCAGTGGGCCAGGGCGAGATACCATGCTTCTGCAATGTCAAAGCGGTCGAAGTAAGGCATAGGTCAGCCCCTTTCGATATCGGAAACGATGATGGCATCCGGGCTCAGTTTGCCGATGTAGCATGTCCCGGCGTTGCTTATCTGGCAGCAGTAAACCCTGCGCCATTTCCCATTGACTTGCACCATGTAGCGGGTAGGAATCCGGCGCCCGTAACCACTGGCGGTGTAGGTCAATCCTAGTTTTTGCCACCAGAATTCTTTTTCCATCGCGGGGACGGTGGAGCGGGTTTCCCCGTGGCGAAGATATGCAATCATGATGGTCCTTCCAGCGCGCAGGGCGCGCAGCAGTGTTAAATGACCCCCAGCAGCACTAGACACAGCGCCACTAGGGAAACGAGAATGAGGGCTCGG